TGAGCACTGCTGGTAAAAAGAAAGACGCTAAATCAAAAGCAAGACGTAAAAGCTTTAAAGCTAGACACGCTAAGAATATTGCTAAAGGAGTATTTAGTGCAGCATATTGGGCTAACAAAGTAAAATGGTAAATCATGGCAAATCAATTCCCAGAAATAAAAAAAGAAAATCAAGGTAAGTTCACTGCGTGGGTGAAAAAAAATATGAAAGGTAAAGATACCTGTTCAGCCGCTAGTGCGGTCATGGCTAATAAAGATGACTATAGTAAATCTGTAGTTGAAATGGCTAACTATGCTAATAACTTTGGTTGTAAATCAAAAGGTGGACCTAAGCAAAAATCTGAACCACCAAAAGGTAAAAAGAAATTACCTCCGTTTTTAGAGTACGATAAAAATGGTAAGGTTGTAAAAAAGAAAAAGTAATGGCAAACAAAATAAAAAAGAAAAAAACACCTTGCTGGACTGGTTATACTCATATAGTAAACGGTAAAGCTACTTTTAAAAAGAAAGGTGATAGACGTGTGCCTGATTGTAAACCAATTAAAAAAAAGAAATAATGGCTTTTAAAATGAGAGGACCCGTTATGTATTCTTCTGGAGATTCTGCTAACAGCAGTGTTGAAACTAAGCCTATTGAGCAAGCAACTAATTTTATAATTCCAGGAATGGAAGAATATAAAGAACATGTTGCTAATACGCCTAGATTTGAAGAGGGTGGTGGTGTTTTTAGTAAAATAAAAACTTTAGGACAAAGGTTTGTTCACAATGTAACTGGACCAACTAATCCACTAATGAACACAGGTGGTGGTGGTTTAGATTTAATAGGTGGTAAAGGCGCTTATAAGTTTCTTTCTAGAGGATTTGCTAAACTAGCCGCTAAACAAGCAGCAAAAAAAGCTGCTTCAAAACTAACAAACTAAATTAATAATTATGGGAAAAGGTTGTTGTGACCATGAAAGAGGTCACTATGGAAAATACACGGGTAATCACCCGCACTACGCAAAATACGATCAACATGGACATACTCATGTGACTGATTGTAATGTTGCAGCCGCTGAAAGAGATGATGCTGCACATATGGACTATCTTAAAAGAGACGTGCTATATGATGATCATCATGGACATAGCGATGAAAAAATGACAGCTGATGAAAAACATATTTCAAAATTAGCTGGAGATTTAAAATACGATAAAGAACATCATTAAAAATTAAAATTATGGGACACGATAAAAGTGGCAAAGGCCACATACAACACTGCGGGCCAGCTCACCAAAAAAGTGAACCTGGAGCGCCAAAAATTTTAGGAGCTATCGCTGCTAAAGTAATACCTTCACTTATAGCTGGTGCTATGAGTAAAAAAGCAGAAGCAGCTGGAATGTATAGCGATGGGGTTAAAATGATGGGTGGTTCACCTATATCTAAACACATGCAAGGCAGCGCTTATTTTGCTGACATGCCTATTATTTCAGATCAAAACCCTGATAAAAAAGGAGCGTAATGGACAAGGGTTTAGGAGATTTTATAGAAAATAAAATAACCAGACCAACAGGTATCAAGGCTGCTGTTAATATGTTATCAGAAGGACTTGGTATTCCTTGTGGTTGTGAAAGTAGAAAAGAAGCTTTAAATAGAATGATACCATTTAAAAGAAAATAGTATGGCATTTAAACTAACTAACCCACCATACAAATCGGATATAACTCCCGTTTACCAACGTGATTTAGGTCCAGGGGTTTTAGGTGAATCACTTAAAAATCAAGTGATTATACTTAATGATAAGTTAGATCCAAAGTTTCATGAGGAAGTTGAGGGACACGAGAGTGTTCACGTCGCTCAAATGAAATCCGGTGAATTAGATTATGACGATCAAAATATTTATTGGAAAGGTGAGACAATACCAAAACACAGCGCCAGAGCTTTGTCAGGTGATCCAAAAAAACTAGGCTACGAAGCACAAGCTTATCAGCTGTCTGGCACAAAATTCAAAGACAATAAATATAACGTATAAAATTAAAACTATGGCATTTAAAATGAAAGGTCTTGAACCTATAAACCAAAGATCTTCTGCGGGAAAGGTAAAAAGACAAGTAAGAAGAGCAATGCGTAAAGGCTACGATTACACTGTTGATCAAAGTACTGGAGAAGTAACACGCGGAGCTAGAGTTAATCCAAAAGATGTTAAGCTAGATCCACTTGGACTAGGCTCAACTGGTAAAGCTCGTAGAGAAAGAGCTAAAAATGTAGCTGCTGCATACGAATCTAAGCAACCTATTTTTAGAGATGAAGACGCAAGTCATTCTGTAAGAAGAAAGAAAACAGAAGGTTTGTTTAACACTGTAGATAAGAAAATTGTAAAAGGATCTTATGATGAAGGTGTAGAAACAATAATTAAAATGTATGGTGATGGACCTAAGATGAGAAATTCATCTTACATAAATCAAAGCTCTAAAGATCCCTTAGCGGCTGAAAGAAAAAGATTACAAGCTCAAGCAACAGCTAAAGCAGAAGCAAAGGCTGATGCTGATGTTAAAGCTAATCCATTGAAAAATAAAGAAAAAAGAGATTATGAAGCTAGCGCTACTAACATTATACCAGCTAAAACTCCAGAAGAAGACGCGGCTTGGGCAAAAGCTAAAGCAGCTCATGAGAGAGGTGAAATGCCAAACTTTGGTAAAGACAATATAACCGAAAAAGGTACAGCTACTCGTAGTAGAAATGAATCTTTAAAACCTTTAAGTATTGATCCAGTAGGTCTTGCTGAAATTAAAACACCAGGCCCATCAGCGGATATTAAAATACCAAAGCCAACAACACCTGATAAAAAACCAGACATGAGTATTTCTGGTGGAGCTATTTATAAGACTAAAGATAAGTCAAAAACAAAAACTCCTAAAGACACTATGTTTAGAGATGTTGATGGTGATGGTAATGTTGTTACTAGAACTGTTGATAAGATAGGTCAAGGTGTTTCTAATTTAGTAGACAACATAGGTGATTCTATGGACAGAAGTAAAAGAAAAAGAAAGAAAAAGAAACAAACAAGAAATCAGTCTAGAGGTAATTGTCCTCCATGTCCTCCATGCGCTTAATATGAGTATCAAGGGTTATAAAAAAGATAGTCCCGACGTTAACAAACCATACAACGTTATTCCCGGAGGTAATATTACTATGAAAGGTGTTGAGTTTAAAGTACTTGGCACTGATGATAGAGGGTATACTAAAGTTATGTATCCTGGTTATGATTATACATTTCCAGGTGCAAAGTATGTTGTTGAAAAGAAAATGTAATGAGTGATAAAAGAAAAAAGTTTAAAGACACTAAAGTCGGACAATTTTTATTAGGTAAATCAGGTCTTGTACAAGCCATAGGAGATGTGATGCCGGATAAAGGCTTGTTAGGCATAGTTAAAAACTTAATAAATAACGATCCAGAATTACCACCAGAAGATAAAGAAAAAGCCATGAAGCTATTAGAGCTTGACATGGTTGAAATGGAAGAGGTTTCAAAACGCTGGGTTAGCGATATGAAATCAGATTCATGGTTAAGTAAAAACACTAGACCTATGTCACTTATATTTTTAACAGTATCTATGGTATTGTTTATAATATTAGATAGTTTTGAATGGGGTTTTAGTGTAGAAAAAAGTTGGGTAGATTTACTCAAAACACTTTTAGTTACTGTTTATGTAGCCTATTTTGGTTCACGTGGAGCGGAAAAATTTAAAAGTATAAGTAATAATAAATAGTAGATAATCAATTAAAATTTAATATAATGGCAAAAATTAAAAAAGAACAATTAGAAAAAATTGTAAAACAACAAGAAGATATAAAAGAACTACTTATTCAAATAGGTGGTATTGAATCTCAAAAGCATGCTATGCTTCATAAGCTTGGTAATTTAAATGAGGCTATAGAAGATACTAAAAAAGACCTCGAAGCAGAGTATGGATCAGTAAATATTGATTTAACAGACGGTACTTACACTCCAATTGAAAAAGAAAGTGGAGTCTAAAATAAGAAAAATTAGCATAGGTTCTGAATACAAGGATAATGCGATGCACTATTCAGTCGGTCAAGAGGTTTATGGAAACCATATCATAAGTGATATAATTAAAGACGAAGAAAACGCTTACAACATTTTTATAAAAAAGAACAACGAAGTATTACCGTGGAAAAAATTTAATTCTAACATGGCTATATCTGTTGAGTATGATTTACAATATTAATGAAAAGTATTTGGAATTTTATCGTTAAACCGATAGGTGATCGATATGATAATTCTATAAAAGTAGAAGACAAAGACTTAATACTAAATAGTAGTATAGAAAAGTTTAAGTTTATAAATAGAAAAGCAGTTGTTATGAATGTACCAACAGCTTACAATACTGTTATAGAAGAGGGAGATGAGGTTATTATACATCACAATGTTTTTAGAAGATACTATAATGTTAAAGGTGAAGCTGTAGACAGTAGCAAGAAATTCAAAGAGGATATGTTTTTTTGTCAACCCGATCAAATATATCTTTATAAACGTGTTGTTAAATGGCACTCGTTTGGTACTAGATGTTTTGTTATGCCTATTAAAAATAATAACAATCTAACGCTTGAAAAAGAGCAAAAGAATGTTGGTATACTTAAACACGGTAATAAGCTCTTAGAAGTGCAGGGAATAAACGAGGGAGATCTTGTTGGCTTTCCTAACAATCGTGAATTTGAGTTTATAATAAATAATCAACGATTATATTGTTTAGACGTTGATGACATTTTAATTAAATATGAATATAAAGGAAACGAAGAAGAGTATAATCCAAGCTGGGCAAAAAGCAGTTGATGAGTTAATTAAGGTCGCTAAAGAACCTATTGTAGATTCAGACGATGACATATCAGCTGATCGTTTAAAAAACGCAGCAGCTACAAAAAAGTTAGCAATATTCGATGCGTTTGAAATACTCCAACGCATACAAGAAGAAGAAAATTTATTAAATGAAAAACCTAAAAAAACTAAAGAAAGAAGTTTTAAAGGGTTTGCAGAAGGAAGATCTACGTAATGTATAAGCAAGATTTATATAAAGTACTAGAAGATCACATTAAACCTCATGTTTTAAAAAAACTAAATAGAGGTAAAAAATGGAAATATGGTTATAACGAAGAACACGATGTTGTAGTTATAAGTAAAAGTGGTGAGATTGGTGATGTGTATGAAATACAAAATTTAAAAATTGCGTTACCAAAACAAAGTGATGTAGTTAAATTTGATAACAATACGTGGAATAGGTCAATCATACCTGAAGAGTTAAAAAAAATAAAAACAAGATTTGACTGGGAAAATTATCCTATAGAATTTAAAGAAGACTGGTATGATTACATTGATAAAGAATTTATTAGAAGAGAACAGGGCTTTTGGTTCTATAATAAAGGTGTGGCTACTTACCTTACTGGTACTCACTATATGTACCTGCAGTGGTCCAAGATTGATGTTGGGAAACCAGATTTTAGGGAAGCAAATAGATTATTCTACATTTTCTGGGAAGCTTGTAAAGCAGACGCCAGAAGTTATGGAATGTGCTATCTTAAAAATCGTAGATCAGGATTTTCGTTTATGGCCTCAGGAGAAGTGGTTAATCTTGCAACTATTAATTCCGACTCACGGTACGGAATATTGTCCAAATCTGGGCCCGATGCAAAAACAATGTTCACTGATAAAGTCGTCCCAATATCGGTCAATTACCCGTTCTTTTTCAAACCAATACAGGACGGTATGGACCGTCCCAAGACCGAGCTTGCCTACAGGGTACCAGCATCCAAGTTCACAAGAAGGAAACTCGACACCAACGAGACCAAGACCGATCTTGCAGGACTCGATACCACTATCGATTGGAAAAATACCGGCGACAACTCCTATGATGGAGAGAAGCTTAAACTCCTCGTTCACGACGAATCCGGTAAGTGGGAAAGGCCAAACAACATCCTCAACAACTGGCGTGTTACGAAAACAACATTACGATTAGGTAGTAGAGTAGTAGGTAAATGCATGATGGGATCAACTAGCAACGCGCTAGACAAAGGTGGAGAAAACTTTAAAAAACTTTACTATGACTCAGATGTTACAAAAAGAAACGCCAATGGACAGACTCGCTCAGGACTATATAGTTTGTTCATACCTATGGAATGGAACTACGAAGGATACATTGATTCTTATGGCGTACCTGTATTCGAGGACCCAAAAGAAAAAACTATTGGACCGCATGGGAATAGAATAAATTTAGGTGTAATAAATTATTGGCAAAATGAAGTTGATGGTTTAAAGGGAGATCAAGAAGCTTTAAATGAATTTTATAGACAATTTCCAAGAACCGAGCAACACGCTTTTAGAGATGAAGCAAAATCATCTTTATTTAATCTAACTAAAATATATCAACAGGTTGATTACAATGAAGATATTAGAAACACCAACGTAATAACAAAAGGTTCTTTTCGTTGGGAAAATGGAACTCAAGACACAAAAGTTATTTTTTACCCAAACAATGACGGTAGGTTTTTAATTAGTTGGGTTCCACCGTTGCATCTACAAAATAATGTAGTATTAAAAAAAGGATTAAAATATCCTGGAAACGAACACATAGGCGCTTTTGGCTGTGATAGTTATGACATATCAGGAACCGTGGATAGAAGAGGATCTAACGGTGCTTTACATGGTTTAACCAAGTTTAGCATGGAAGACGCACCTCCAAATCAATTTTTTTTAGAGTATATAGCTAGACCTCAAACAGCTGAAATATTTTTTGAAGACGTATTAATGGCTTGTATTTTTTATGGCATGCCAATATTAGCAGAAAACAATAAACCTAGATTATTATATCATTTTAAAAGAAGAGGTTATAGAGGTTTTAGTATGAATAGACCTGATAAATTAAAGTTATCAGTTACTGAAAGAGAAATAGGTGGTATACCTAACTCTAGTGAAGACATGAAGCAGGCTCACGCGGCAGCTATAGAAACATATATAGAACAACACGTGGGTTTATTAAGTCAAGGTTACGGTAATATGTATTTTCAAAGAACATTAAATGACTGGGCTAGATTTAATATAAACAATAGAACAAAACATGATGCATCAATTAGCTCTGGTTTAGCGTTAATGGCGTGTAACAAACATAGATATAGACCAATATCAGAACGTGTTGTACAATCAAGTCCTTTAGGATTTAAAAAATATAATAATAAAGGACATATGTCAAAAATAATTAAGTAAATGAATATATATACAAATCCAAATAGTTCTTTCCCTAGTCAGGTGGTACCAGACGAAGAGAAAAGCACAATGGAATATGGATTAGCAGTTGCTAGAGCTATAGAAGGTGAATGGTGGGCTGGTGATAGAGGTCTTGGAGCAGCCGGTAGGTTTGGAAACAACTGGCAGTATTTTAATTCTTTAAGATTATATGCTAGAGGAGAACAGTCAGTACAAAAATATAAAGATGAGTTATCAATAAATGGTGACTTAAGCTATTTAAATCTTGATTGGAAACCAGTACCTATTATACCAAAATTTGTAGACATATTAGTAAACGGTATGTCATCAAAAGTTTACGATATAAAAGCTTTTGCTCAAGATCCTGAATCTGTAAAACAAAGAACAAATTACGCGGCTGGTTTAATGCGTGATATGTACGGTAAAGATTTATTAAACGAAACAAAAGAAAAAACAGGTTTAGATTTTTACACAGTAACAGATCCTGATTCTTTACCTGAATCTCAAGAAGAAATTGATTTACATATGCAATTAACTTATAAGCAATCTGTAGAGATAGCTGAAGAAGAGTTAATAGAAAATGTGTTACAAAGAAATAGATACCAGTTAACTAAAAGAAGATTACTTCAAGATTTAGTTGTATTAGGTATAGGTTGTAGTAAGACTAGTTTTAACTTAGCTAACGGTATTAATGTTGAATATGTTGATCCTGCTAACTTAGTTTATTCTTACACTGAAGATCCTAATTTTGAAGATATATACTATGTAGGTGAAGTTAAACAAATAAGTTTAGAGGAACTAAAAAAACAATATTCTTATTTAACACCTGAAGACCTAAAAGAAATAGAAAAATTCCCTGGTAATTCTAATTTTAGAAATAATTACTATGGTCAGTATGATAATAACAATACTGTAAACATTTTATATTTTGAATATAAAACATATCAAGATCAAGTTTTTAAAATTAAAAGATCTGAAAATGGTTTAGAAAAAGCATTAGAAAAACCAGATACTTTTAATCCTCCTAAAAATGACAACTTTGAAAGAGCGTCTAGATCAATAGAAGTTTTATACTCAGGAGCAAAAATACTAGGCATGGATAAAATGCTTAGATGGGAGTTGGCAAAGAATATGACTCGACCAATGAGTAATATAGCTAAAGTAAACATGAACTACAACATATGTGCTCCTCGTATGTATAAAGGTAGAATAGAATCAACCGTTAGTCGTATTACAGCTTTTGCTGATATGATACAAATAACACATTTAAAATTACAGCAAGTATTATCTCGTATGGTACCAGATGGTGTTTTTGTAGATGTTGATGGTTTAGCAGAAGTTGATTTAGGTAATGGAACAAACTATAACCCACAAGAAGCTTTAAACATGTACTTCCAAACTGGTAGTATTGTTGGTAGAAGTTTAACACAAGAAGGTGATCCTAATAGAGGTAAAGTGCCTATTCAAGAACTACAAACAAGTAGTGGTAACGCTAAGATAGCTAGTTTAATACAAACTTATCAGTATTATTTACAAATGATTAGAGACGTGACCGGATTAAATGAGGCTAGAGATGCTAGTACTCCTGAAATAGGTTCGTTAGTTGGTTTACAAAAATTAGCAGCTGCTAATAGTAATACAGCTACAAGACACATTTTACAGTCTTGCTTGTATTTAACTTTACGTAATTGTGAAAATATAGCATTACGAGCGGCAGATGCTTTAGCATTTCCTTTAACAAGACAAGCTTTAGTTGATTCAATATCTATGTTTAATACAGCTACTCTTGGTGAGTTAATGGAAAAACAATTAATGGAGTTTGGTATATACTTAGAACTAGAACCAGATGAAGAAGAAAAAGCCATGCTAGAGCAAAATATTCAAATGGCTTTACAGCAACAAAGTATAGATTTATCTGATGCTATAGATTTAAGAGCAATAAAAAACCTTAAATTAGCTAATGCTAAATTAAAAATAGCTCAGAAAAAGAAAAGAGAAAGAGATCAACAAGCTCAAATGATGAATATACAAGCACAAGCTAAAGCCAATGCCGAAACATCAGAAGCAGCTTCTTTAGCTGAAATGCAAAAACAACAAGCTTTAACAGAATCTAAAGTTCAAATAGAGCAGGCTAAGTCTCAGTTTGAAATACAACGTATGCAAACAGAAGCTGAAATTAAAAAGCTTTTAATGGCTGAAGAGTTTAATTATAATATACAACTAGCTCAAGCTCAAATGCAGGCTGCTAAAACTAAAGAAAAAGAAATAGAAGATCGTAAAGATAAAAGAGTAAAAATAGTGGGTACACAACAGTCACAAATGATTGATCAAAGAAAGAATGATACATTACCTACAAACTTTGAGTCAGCTGGGTTTGATAATCTAGATGGCTTTGGCTTAGAGCAATTTGAGCCGCAATAAATTATTTATTAACTATTATATTATATTATGTCAGAACAAGTAAAACAAGAAGGTGAATTTAAAATTAAAACACCTAAAAAACCTAAAAACTTAGGTAAAATTGATAACGTAACTAAAGTAGATATACCTAACACAGCTCCAGAAGCTCAAGGTGAAGTTGTTCCTGAGGTTACAAAAGTTGAAATTAAAAAAGAAGACAATGCCGTTTCAGAGCCTAAAACAGATGAACTGGTTGAAAATAAACAAACCGGAGATATACCTGAAGTGGAAGAACAAGTACAAGAGCCCAGCGCGAATGTTGAGCTTCCGATCCAAGAAATAACAGAGGAACAGGTACAAGAAGAAACAAAAAAAGTAGAGCAAGAAGTAAAAGAAGCTATAAGAGATAATCAAGTAGCAGGAAAAGCTTTACCAGAAAATATTGAAAAGCTAGTTTCCTTTATGGAGGATACTGGTGGTAATATAGAGGATTATGTTAGATTAAATGCTGACTACTCTAGTGTTGATAATACAACTTTAATTAGAGAGTATTATAAACAAACTAAACCTCATTTAGATCATGAAGATGTAAGTCTTTTATTAGAAGACTTTGATTATGACGAAGAGGTTGACGAACCAAAAGAAATACGCAAGAAAAAAATTGCGTTTAAAGAAGAAGTTGCAAAAGCACAAGGCTTTTTAGAAAATGCAAAGAGTAAATATTACGACGAGATCAAGTTGAGACCGGGCGTTACTCAAGAGCAACAAAAAGCAATGGACTTTTTCAACCGCTATAATGAAGAAAAAGATATAGCAAACCGACAACATGAAGATTTTAAACATAATACTAAAAATCTATTTGGCGCAGAATTCAAAGGTTTTGATTTCAAACTAGGCCAAAAAATATTTAGATATAATGTTAAAAACCCTAATGCTGTTGCGGATAGACAGTCTAATGTTGCTAACACTATTGAGAAGTTTCTCGATAAAGAAGGCAACGTGGTAGATGTGACTGGTTATCACAAAGCTATATATGCTGCGGAAAATGCTGATACTATAGCAAGTCATTTCTATGAGCAAGGTAAAGCCGACGCTGTAAGAGATATGATGGCTAAATCCAAAAACATAGACCAAGAGCCTCGTAAAACTGCGAGTGGAGAGGTTTTTGTTAATGGAATAAAAGTAAAAGCACTAAGCGGTGTTGATTCTTCAAAATTAAAAATCAAAAAAGTAACAATTAAAAATTAACAATTATGAGTCAAAATGTAAGCCCGTTATTCGGGACAATCAAGCCGTCTCAGAAACAACAAATACTAGATTCTAACTATTTGTCGTTTAACGGAGGCGCAAATCCAGGTGATTCTGATTCATTTGCTCAGCAATATCTACCCGAAATCTACGAACAAGAAGTAGAGAGATACGGTAACCGAACGTTATCTGGTTTCTTAAGAATGGTAGGCGCTGAAATGCCAATGACATCAGACCAAGTTATCTGGTCAGAACAAAACAGATTACACATCGGTTACGAAGGTTGTGATAACGACCAAGTAAACACAATAACAATTCCTGTAGACCTAGCTCCAGCTGATCCTAAAGATTATGTAGCTAACGTTATATCTCCAAATCAAACTATCGTTATGATGGACGAGACTGGACAAGAAGCTAAAGGTGTTGTTACTGCAAGTAACACTGCAACTGGTGCGTTAACTGTAGCTGTATACGGTGCAGCTGATCTTTCTAACTTAGCAACTACAAATATTAAAATATTTGTTTCAGGTTCTGAGTATGGAAAAGGAAGCTCTATCGCTAACAACACTGCTGGTGCAGGTGCTGTTAATGGTTATCAAAGTATAACACCATCATTTACTCAGTTCTCTAATTCACCAATCATTATCAGAAACAAATATGTTGTATCTGGTTCTGACACTGCTCAGATCGGTTGGGTTGAAGTAGCTACTGAAGATGGAACATCAGGATATTTATGGTATTTAAAAGCTGAGTCTGAAACAAGACTTAGATTTGAAGATTATCTAGAAATGTCTGTTGTTGAAGGTGAGTTAGCTGATGCTGTGGGTGCTCCTGCTGGATCTGCTGCTGCTGCTGGATTCAAAGGTACTCAAGGTTTATTTGCTGCTATCGAAGATAGAGGTAATATTAACGTTGGGTTTAACGCTGCTCCTGTTGGAGGTGTTTCTCAGTTAGATTCTTTCGATTCTATTCTTAGGAACTTAGATACTCAAGGTGCTATCGAAGAAAATATGCTTTTCTTAAACAGAGAAACTGCATTATCTTTTGATGACATGCTTGCTGGTATTTCTGCTGGAGGCGAAGGTGGTACTGCTTATGGTTTATTTGAAAACTCTGAGCAAATGGCACTTAACTTAGGATTCTCTGGTTTCAGACGAGGTTCTTATGATTTCTATAAAACAGACTGGAAATACTTAAACGACGCTTCTACAAGAGGCGCGATTGAGACTGCTCCAGTTGTTGGATACGGTGTAAGTTCTATTGACGGTGTATTAGTACCGGCTGGAACATCTACTGTTTATGACCAAATTTTAGGTACAAACATTAGACGACCATTCCTACACGTGAGATATAGAGCATCACAAGCTGACGACAGACGAATGAAGTCTTGGTTAACAGGTTCCGTTGGTGGAGCGTTCACATCTGATCTTGATGCGATGGAAGTAAACTTCCTATCTGAAAGATGTTTATGTGTACAAGCTGCTAACAACTTTGTTTTATTCAAAGGCATCTAATATTTATATAAGGTACAAGGGCACCAAAAAGCTTAATGCTCAAAAGGTGCCCTGACCCTTATTTTAACTTTTATATTATATTATATTATGACAAAAGAAAAAAAAGTGTCTTCACACCTTGAAGCAGGGTGGGAGATAAAAGACAGACACTATTATGTTTTAGGTAAGTATAATCCTTTAACATTAACTATACCATCAAGACACGGTAAAAGATACCCTTTAACTTGGTTTGATGAAAAAAAAGGTGGAGTAAGAGAATTAAGATACGCTACTAATCATTCTAGTCCGTTTGTAGATGAACAAAAAGGTGAGGCTACACTAGGACATATTATGTTTAAAAAAGGTGCGTTACACGTACCTAAACAATATCAAGCATTACAAAAATTACTTTCACTATACCACCCTCTATTGGGTAAAAAATATGCAGAAGTCAACACTGTTGCTGATGCTGAAAGTGATCTAGATTATATGGCAGTAGAAATAGAAGCGTTAAACGCGGCTGCTAATATGGATATAGATTTAGCTGAAGCAATATTAAGGGTTGAGTTTGGTAACAAAGTATCTAAATTAACTTCAAAAGAGTTAAAGAGAGATATAATTATTTATGCTAAAAGAAATCCTAAATTGTTTTTAGATCTTGCTAATGATGAAAATATTGAGCTTAGAAACTTTGCTATAAAAGCAACAGAAGCTAAAATAATCTCTTTGTCACAAGATCAAAGAACATTTAATTGGGCTAGTAATGGCAAGAAATTAATGACAATACCATATGATGAAAATCCTTATTCTGCTATGGCTGCATTCTTTAAAACCGACGACGGGGTTGAAGTTTACAAATCAATAGAGAAAAAGTTTAAATAACATGTAATCTTAATATAAGGCGGTTTCGGCCGCCTTTATATTAACTTAAAAATATAAAATGGTAAACGTAAACACTGTATATTCAACCGTGTTGTTAATTCTAAATAAAGAACAACGTGGTTATATGACGCCACAAGAATTTAACAGCGTGGCAGATCAAGTACAATTGCAAATATTTGAGCAATACTTTGAAGACTTAAATCAACAATTACGTGTACCTCAAGCGGATGTAGACTATGCTGATAGACAAATGAACATTGATGAAAAATTATCTATATTTAAAAACTCCGCTACACTTTCCTACACTTCTAATTACTTTACAATACCACAAACTATAACAAATAGTTTAGGCCAATCCGTTGAATTCTATAGATTAGGTTTAGTTACATACACTAATCCTTTTGGTGAAATTAAAGAATTAGAAAGAGTTAATAGAACTGATTTTTACAACGCACAAAGTTCTCCTTTTTTAGCTGCTACAGATGAGTTTCCTGTTTATCTATACGAAGGTGAAAAATTATACGTGTCACCAAATAACATTAACACAAGCAATGTAATTAGTATAGATTTTGTTAGAAAACCTATATCACCGCTATGGGGTTTTAGCGTGGGTAGCAGAGGTCAATATGTTTACGACAGTGAGCAGTACGACTCAACAGCAAACCCACCCACTGGTTCTATACAATTTGAACTTCACCAATCAGAACAAACAAGTTTAATATTAAGAATATTAGCTTATGCTGGTGTAATTGTAAAGGATCCACAAATAATACAAGTAGCTACACAGCAAGTAATGCAAGATGAAGCAAACGCAAAAAGTTAACTAAATGGCATTAATACAAGAAAACAATAGGCAATATTACGAAGGAGCTCAATCATTTCAGACTGTTATTGATCAATTTGAATTTACTACAACATTTGATACTAAGTTAAAGTTTTTAAGTGATGATCCTAGTAATCAAAACTATAATCAAAACAACTTTAAAATATATAAAAGTGGTAATGGTTTACCAGGTAGCTATGAAGAGTTAAACTTTACAAACAATCAATTTAGAGTAACTGGTAATACAATAAGCTTTTTAGGTACAGGTTTTACAACAAACACTTCCGCATCTCCACCAGGCGCTGCTCAAGCTGTATTTACGGTTCCAGCGGGTGGAATAATACCTAAAGTTGGTATGAAGCTTTTTGCTGAAGGCTCTAATGTATTATGGACACCAGGTTCTCTAGGTGTAAAATATGCTATATTAAGCGATGTATCTTACGACGCTACTACTAATAAATATACTGTTTTATGGCCACAACCACTTTATGGCACATTGCTTTATGGTGGCGGAAGTACTCTTACTACATTTGAATATTATCCACCTTTTGCCTTAGATACATATATTGTAGTACAATTAAAAAAATTAGATGGAGGTAAATATGGTACCACATTAAATGATAAAGCATTTGGAGATGTTGTTGAGGAAAATTATGGAAGCTATGCCTACGTTAAATTAAAAGATATTATAAATAATTTTTTAGTTGCTTATGTTGGGGCGGGTAAATTAATACCTAGTGTAAAAAGAACTGATTTAATATTCTTTGCTAAACGCGCAATGCAAGAATTTAGTTATGACACGTTAAAAAGTATTAAAAGCCAAGAGCTTACAATACCCCACAGTCTAAGTGTTATATTGCCTCAGGATTATGTTAACTACGTTAGCATGGGTTGGTATGATAGCCAAGGAGTAAAACACCCTATATATCCATCAAATAACTTAACACAAAGTCCTTATAGAATGCCTTTACAAGATGGCAAAGGCGTTCCTATTCAAGATGTTTATGATGCTAATATTTCTGGAACATCTATAGTAGAAGAGAGATGGGGCACAAATGCTTATAGATATTTTAACCAATTAGTAGACGAAACTTGGTTAGGTTATCTTTTACAATTTGGGGACTGGGGTTTTGGATTATACGCGGGCTACGGTGAGCTTTACGGTATGGATCCTCAATATGCTAACTATAACGGTTGGTTTAACATGAATGAAAGAGAGGGTAAGATAAGTTTTTCTGCAAACCTTAGAGACAAAATAATAATACTAGAATACATATCAGATGGTCTAGCTTACGACTTAGATACTAAAGTTCCTAAGCTAGCGGAAGACGCTATGTACTCAGCAATACTATATTCCATACTATCAACAAGAGCTAATCAACCAGAGTATGTGGTTATGAGGTTTAAAAAAGATAGATATGCTAAATTAAGAAATGCTAAAATAAGATTATCAAATATTAAACTTGACGAGATAGTGCAGGTTATGCGTGGTAAATCTAAATGGATAAAACACTAGAATTAAATGGCTGAAGTTAAAAATGCTTTTATAAAGTCTAAGATGAATAAAGACTTAGACGATCGATTGCTACCTAGCGGCGAGTACAGAGACGCTATAAATATAGCAATTAGTAGGTCAGAGGCTTCAGATGTTGGAGCTTTAGAAAATGTTATAGGTAATACTGCTTTAGTTGATTTTTGGCAGGACGTTGAAGACGATGTAACTTGTATAGGAACTTTTGTTTCAGAAGATAAAAATACTATATTTTTCTTTATGACAAGCAATAACGGCGAAGCATATGATCCAGGAGCAACTCAAGCTATAGTAAGTATAAATACAGGTAGTGGAAGTAATCAATTAACTTTACATGTACAAGATGAGTTTCTTAATTTTTCAACATTATATCCTGTAATAGGCGTAAACTTATTAGAAAATTTATTATTTTTTACAGATAATAGAAATCAACCTAGACGTATAGATATTACAAAACCAGATAATTATTATTTTAATGAAGATCAAGTTAGTGTTGCTTCTTATAATCCTTATCAACCTATTGATCTTTGGCAACCTAGTGCTTTAGCTCCATCAGCTTCGGTTCCTTACGAAACAACAATGAAAGATGTTGTTAACGAATACTATCCAGGTGGTGGTGGTGAGCTTACGCCAGTGGCGGATACTACAGGGGCTTCATTTAATGTTGACGGCGCGAGTGTGATAGGTAACCCGGTTGTAGGTGATCAAGTAGAGTGGGCTAGTGATCAAGGTGTACCAACTACTATAATTGAAATTATACAACAAAATCCTTCTCCACCAGGTACACAGTTGTGGGCTATAATTACAGATAACAGTAACGCACAGTGGTTTACAAATGAAGTTGTTACGTTCAATAAAAACCCTTATTTCAATATTGATTTTCAAGGTGATCCTGATTTCTTACAAGATAAGTTTGTAAGGTTTAGTTATAGATTCCAGTTTGAAGACAACACGTATTCATTAATGGCTCCTTATACACAAGAAGCTTTTATACCAAAACAAGATGGTTATTTTTTAAATGAAACAGAATTTGATGATCCAACAACGAGTGTAAACGAAGATCAAGAACAAGCATATAGAAGTACGGTTGTTGATTTTATGGAAAACAAAGTTAATCAAATAACTTTAAAAATTCCACTACCATCAATAGGACAAAATCTTATAAATAATTTTAAGATAAAAAATCTTCAAATATTATTTAAAGAATCTGATACACAAGCAATACAAGTTGTTGATACTATAGAAGCTACAAGAGTTGCTGCTGTTGCTGATGCAACCACGGTATTTACTTATGACTATAATTCTACAAAACCTTTTCAAACACTACCATCAAACGAAATAATTAGGGTTTACGATAAAATACCTGTAAAAGCCTTTGGTCAAGAAGTTATAAGTAATAGAATAGTTTACAGTAATTTTCAAACAAAGCATTCACCACCTGCCTCAATAGATTATAATGTTAATGTTTCTGAAAAACAAAATTTTGACGTTGAAGATATTATAGACGGCACTAACTACCCAGTGCAATGGAAAACAAGTTATGTAGAATATCCTAATCATTCTTTAAAGCAAAATAGAAATTATCAAGTTGGTTTTGTTTTATCTGATAGATACGGTAGAACGTCTACCACTATATTATCTAATGATGGTACAGATTCTGCTGCTGGTTTATCCACTGTATATGTACCGTATAGAAACCCAAATCAACCTCAAGGAGACGAGGTTGCTTCAGTGTGGCCAGGTGATTCTTTAAAAATTAATGTAAACAATATAATACCTACAGCACCGGTTTTAACTTCTGGTAATTTTTATCCTGGTGTTTATAACGGTAACAAACAAAGTCCTGATTATAATCCATTAGGTTGGTATTCTTATAAAATTGTAGTAAAACAAAACGAACAAGAGTATTATAATGTATATCTACCTGGTATATTAAATGGTTATCCTCAGCAAGTAACTCCCCCCGCTGGTACTGATCCACCTCCACCATTTCCAACGGGTGAAGAAAATTATACAGCCAATGTTGTATTAATAAATGA